AGATCACAAGTGCTAATGAACAAATGGTTAGAACAACTCCGTACATATTCTAGAGATAATACTCATAAGAAACGTAAAGGAGCACCAACCTTTCAAGCACATTTAGATCGATTAAGCAAACATGGAATTGATAATCCATTTTGCCAAAGCGGCTCGTTTGAGTTTGACATTACGGGATTAGAGCTTTCCAGGTCTTCAGGATTACCTGCTCTTTCAAGCAAAAGAGAGGAATTAGACTCCGCAAGACTGTACTGGGAAAAGATCGAACGCGATGCTAATCTAGAAACGTGGTGTCTACTGGCAGGTTTAAAGACAGAAACCGCCGAACCAGGGGTTACAAAACCTAGGACTTTCTTAATCCGCCCTGCTGCAGAATGGTACGGTGAGGTCAAATACCTACGCGACGCAATCAAATCTACCGTAGAGAAAGGAATGAAAGGTATGAAGAACTTTTCATTATATTACATGGATCATCCAAAACTTCATGAGTTTGTCAAGAAGAATCTTGAATCATGTGTACAAGGCATAGTCCTTGATGCCACCCAATTTGGTGCGAACATAGCTTCGGACGAGTTGGAAGATGTCACAAGATGGACAGTCAGAGACGAGTCCACTCCAGGTATCGAACATATGATTGAATACTCATGTGAAGCTCCGATCCTTTACTACGATGGGGTATTAACACGCAAAGGTGGGTTAGCCGATGGATCAGTAATCACCAATTTTGGCGATAGTGCCATTATGGACTGGGAGACTTGGGATGGCTGGGAAGCTATTAATTTAGCTAACCGGATAACCGGTTCTTTGGGCAATGGTGATGATAAGGCGTATTTTCTTGATACCCGTATAACGGAAAAGACGATCGCAGAACTCGCTAAACATGTAGATCGGCAATTTGAGCCTAGTAAAACTTGGATATCAGAGGATTCTCTGTATTTCAGTAAAATATACTGGGACGCCGAAATATGGACTGCACCCATCGCACTAACTTTTAATCGATTATGTTATGTGCGGCGAGTTAAAATCCACAATGAAGTGGAATTCAAAGCGTATGTCGCGGTACGCACGGCTATGAATATGGAATATATTCGCAATCATCCTTTAGCATCCCAATTTCGTGACATTGTTAGAAAGGTTGATAAATATCCAATCGATGAGATGGATGACTCTAAGATTAAGCCAGCCCTCGAGCAGTATGTTTCGGAGAACAAATGGCTCGAAGATATGGGCTTGGATGTAGCACTCGATCAGCTACATAGCCA